TGATATGAACCCCGTTTCTTGGACATAAGAAATGAGGTTTTTATATGTCAAAATTAAGTTATGAAGATAAAATAAATATATATAATGATAGAAAGAAAGGATTATCAGTCTCATCTTTAATAGCTAAATATAATGTAAGAAAGACAGTGATTGTATATTTAATAAGGCTAATTGATAAACATGGTTTTGATATTCTAAGAACAAGCAAAAATAGAAGTTTTCCTGCTTATGAGAAAGAACGAATTATTAATCGCGTTTTAATAAATAATGAATCAACATGTTCTGTATCAATAGATGAAGGCTTGCTTAGTAACGGAATATTATTTAATTGGATTAAACAATATAAAGAAAATTGTTATAATATAGTTGAACGAAAGCGAGGACGGTCAGCTATGCCTAAAGTTATAAAGGAAAAAGAAAATGAAACTAAAGACGAAAAAATTAAAAGATTAGAAGAAGAAAATTTATATTTAAAAGCGGAACTAGAATACTCAAAAAAATTGAGAGCCGTTGTTCAAGCAAGGAAGAATCAACAACAGAAGAAAAAGTAAATGTTGTAAGTGAACTTCGGCTAAAATATCCTTTAATGATTCTTCTAAAAGTATCAGGTTTAGCTAAATCTGTATATTATTATACTTTATATAAAATAGATAAAGATGATAAAAACAAAGAAATAATAGATAAAATAAGAGAAATATTTATTAATAATAAAGAAAGATATGGTTATCGTAGAATTACATTAGAATTAAAAAATCAAGGCTATTATGTTAATCATAAGAAAGTTTACAGAATAATGTTAAAGTTTGGATTAAAACCACTAAAAAGAAATAAAAGAAAGTATTCTTCATATAAAGGAACTGTTGGTAAAATTGCTGATAATTTAATCGAAAGAAATTTTCGCTCGGATAATCCAAATGAAAAATGGTATACAGATGTTACAGAATTTAATCTTCGTGGTAAAAAATGTTATCTTTCACCAATATTGGATGGATTCAATGGTGAGGTAATATCTTATAACATATCTAAATCACCAAATCTAGAGCAGATAAATGATATGCTTAATAAAGCATTTGATGGTAAAAATCTAGAGGGCTTAATATTTCATTCAGATCAGGGATGGCAATATCAACACCAATCTTATCAGCAAAGACTAAAAAATAAAGGTATAAAACAAAGTATGTCCAGAAAAGGAAATAGTATGGATAATGGAATGATGGAAAACTTTTTTGGACTACTTAAAACTGAAATGTTTTATGATCAAGAAGATAAATACAAAACACTAGATGAATTAATTTTAGCAATTGATGACTATATTAATTATTATAATTATGATAGAATTAAAATAAAATTAAAAGGACTGTCTCCTGTAAATTACAGGTTACAATCCTCTAATTAGAAACTATTTATAAACTGTCCAACTTTTGGGGTTCAGTTCATTCTTCTACCTCTTTTTCTTTTCTGTCTTTCCTATCATTAAAGAGATATACAACAAAAAGAACAGCCATAACTGCTGTTCCACCATATTGAAAAAGAGCGAGCGACAATTCTTTTACTTCTTCACTCATTATGCCTCCTTTCTTATTTATAACCAAGTACTCTTGTAATGTAATTTGTGTTTGTATGTGTAACTGATACTGAACTACTATTTGCTAAAGTAATCTCGCTATAATTATTGCTAAATGTTATTTTGTTGCCATTCAGTGTAACTTCTGTGGCTTTCAACCAGCTTTTACCACTACTATTAACACCAATACTAATTAAATAAATAGTATGCCCATTTGCATTATATAACTTACCGGTACTTTGGTACGAATTGTCATTATTTCTAAATATAATTTCTATATATTCATAATTTGTAGCACTATCATTTAGTGTTATAGTACTATTAGTTCCTGATGCATCATTATATAATACAGCAGGTTTAATATACTCTTTAATCATTTCATACATTGTACTTGGTATTAAATATTCTTTCAGATTTTTATAAGAGTCATCTTCAAGTTGATGAACTATTGAATCAGATGTGATTCTTTCATTATCTAATTTATAAATTGATTTAGTCGCCATAATTATGGCTATTTAACTATTCTATATATCCAATTATCTTAGTTATAATTATATTATTAGCAGTAGTATCTATCGTGATTTTAGGTGTGGCTTTAAATTGCACTTCTGCTGTATTCCCATTTGTAATTTTGTTGTCAGATATTGTTATTCTTTTTTGCTTAATATAAAGTGTAGTACCCCATCTCTCTATAGTTGAAATATCAACACTTTTTCCATTTGGATTATTTACTCTAACACTAGAATAAGTATCATCATTATCTTTATAAAATATATCTATATATTTTTTCCCAACAACACTATCATTTAAAGTTATATTACCATTTGTACTACCTGTAAATAATACTACTTTATTATTTAATAACTTATTTAATTTACTGTCTATTTCATTCAGTAAAAGATATAAATTTTTATAACTATTAGTTCCAAATTTATGAACTATTGAACCGGATGTAATTCTCTCGTTATTTAATTCATATATATTTTTTATTGCCATATCTTTTTAGCTAAATCAATTTAATTAAATGTTAAAATCAATGCTCCAATTTCAACAGAAACTGGTGTATTATTAGTTCCACTCATTGTACTACCTGAGGCATATGATAAATGGATTGCATTGTCTCCTGATTTACTTGCAGACACTTTATTCGTAACATCAACATAATCAAGAATATATTCTCCAGCTGTATTTCTAACAGTGATTTTTGCTGAGTTAACAGTTATTTTACTTATATTAGTTAATTTTTTTGGTACAAAAATACCAAATCTTATTTGACCTTTTCCAGCTGTCAAGCTTCCACCAACTGTCACATATGATCTATCTTTAATAGTATAAGTGTCGCCTTTTTGATAATTTAATTTTTCTTCTATATCATTTTCTAAATTATCTAAATATGTTTTTAAATTAATATAAGATTCATCTTCAAGTTGATGAACTATTGAATCTGAAGTAATTCTTTCACTATTTAATTTGTAAATTGATTTAGTCGCCATAGCAACCACCTACTAAAAAAAGTGAAATAGTTAAATAGCTATCCCACCTCTTTTCTTGTTTAGGAAGTTGGCTATATAAGCCCTCCTTCCTGTTGTATGTATGTATGTATGTATGTATGTATGTATGTATGTATAAGCATCGCATTTTTAAAAATGCTTGTCAATACCTTTTTCATATGTTCCTCCTTTATGTTTCTTCTGTTTCATCATAAGTTCCAATCATGCTAAATCCTAAGCAATAATTATCATTCATTTTTATTTGCCCAGTTGCTTTTATGTCTCCATTAGCAGTTATTGAACTACTAGTTATTGAACCACTATTGATATTTCCAGTAACTTTAACATTGCTACCCAATGTTACTTCTCCTGTTACATTTAGTTTTTCATTAATAACTGTTGTTCCATTTAAAGTTGTTTTACCGCTCACATCCAATGTATTATTTATTGATGTTGCTCCACTTAAAGTTGAATTACCACTTACATCTAAAGCATTGTTTATTGTTGCTTTACCATTTAATTCAATAGAATTATTCACTATTACTTTTTCTTTTAATGTAACTGAATCATCAATTGTTGTTTTACCTTTTACATTTAACAATCCATTAATAACCATAACGTTATCATCATCACTATTAGAATATGCATTCCATGCAGGTTGACCTTTTTTCAATGTTCCACTGATGGCTTCAATAGAAACATTTAATTTATCTGAAAACTCTACTTTAAAATCTACTGATTTCTTATAATTAAATTCATTCCCATTTTTGTTAAATGTTTTAGTTGCTGTGAATGATACTATATTAGTTGATTCATCTTTGGATGTAGTTATTTCAAAATCATTTACTATTTGATAAGATGATGTATCATCCTTTTCTTGATACCAAAATTTTAATACAGTATTTTCTAAATTTTTCAAATTAACTAAATCTTCATGATAATATCCACATATTTCTACTTCAATGTTTCCACCAGTTGCTGATGGTCGTGTTACTTTTACACTTTTTATTGATGGATATTGATAATTTATAAGATTTTCAGTAGTAATAAGATTATTTATAGCAGTTTTTCTTCCATCACTTGCTTTTATTGTATAATTATTGCCGTTATAATTATTTAATTGATATGGGCTAGTTTTTACTTCATTATTAACATAATAACTAATTGTATTTCCATAACAATTATTGGTACTAGATTCAGCACTAAATACCATCTTAGGTTTTGATAAATATCTTATTAATTTATTTTTATTTAAGATATATTTGTCATATTCACTTGTATCAGAGAAACTAGCTGTTAGTACTAATGAATAATCTGGTAAATAACAAATTTTACTAATACTTTTAGGTGATCCAATTTGATAACCATTACTTGCTGATTTATAAGATAGTTCTAATGTCAAAGATATACTACTATTATTTTCAAATTGACTAATAAGAGTATTTTTTTCTTCATTAGTAAATTGATAAGTTATATTATTTTTAACATCATTTATTGTTTTAATAATTGTATTCTTATATTTAATATTAAGTATATCATATAAACCTTGATTAACTATACTTGATGTAATTTTAGTCGTTCCATCATTTTCAATTGTAATCAGTGCATCATTTAAAGATGATACATTTAAGTTACATTTTGAAGTCAATGACTGAGTACTTCCAACAGAATAACCATTGCTTGCTGATTTAGTTGTCAAATAAAAATACAAATTCATATATGAACTTGTACCTATTTTGCTATAAATTATATTTTTCTCAACTTCTGTAAAATTATATTGAGTATCACTTTTTGCATCTTCTATTGTTTTGATTAAATTTCCATTTGAATCTTTAATTGTTAGTATATCATATAAACCATCATTATTTATCTTAATAGTAAATGAATCTATAATATTAAATTCATTTGTAACACTTAATAAATACGAACTATTTAGATTGCACATTGCATCCTTACTTGATGTTCCTAACAAAGTTGTTTTATTATTGTCAACATATGTATTTATACTAAATGATAAAGTTTTACTTGTATCTGTTGCAAATAAACTATATAAGAGCTTTTTTTCTTCTTCTGTAAAACTATATGTACTTCCACTTTTTACATCTTCTATTGTTTTGATAGTTGTATTACCTAATTTAACATACATAATATCATAGAATGATGATGAATATTTAGTTATACTTGGTGTAAATGAACCATTTATTTTAAATGGACTAGTAATACTATTTAATACACTTGGAGCTGATGCTGATTCAATTGATATATTTGAACATGAGGTTAATTTTAAAGATGCACCTTGTGAATAATCATCACTTGCACTTCCTGTTCTTGATACCCTTACTTTAATATTTGATATTGAAGTTTGTAGAACTGATAATCCTGTTATAGTATATTTTTTGCTAACACTATGTGAAGTTGTTCCATTCCATGAGGTATCAGTTGCTTTTAATTCAATGTAATCACTAGATTCTTTCCCTGCAAATGTTGGATAAACTCGTAATCCCATTGTTCCACCTTTACCTAAAAAGGAAGAACTACTCGCTAATTTACCAGTTGCTTTAATTGTAATATCAACTGAGTCTAGTTTTCTATTACTTGGTATAGCAGTAATCGTGTAATATGCATATGGAGAACCACCAGTTGATTTTACATTATTTAATATTGTTTGTTCAGCAAACATTTGAATATTTAACTTCATCATATTATAAAAAAACCAACTCCATTCTCATATTCTTCAAATCTTCCATGAACCCCTACTTCACAATAAGTTGATACTTTTAAATTATTAGTTCTAACAATTGAATCTCCTTTTGTCTTACTGTTCTCATCTTCATCAATTCCAGCAAATAATAGTTCTTCTTGATTTGAATTATCTACTTCTAATCCTTTGTAATTAATTATTGTAGAAGTATCTTTATTACTTTTTGAATATCTCATACCATCTTTATCAAATTTTGATTCTGTTGATACGATAGATGTTACTGATACATATTCATATATTGTTACATTCTTATTATTATCATCTAATGGAATATTGTCTCCAACTTGATAGTTAGTATATATAACATAATTATTATTATCTTTAACATAGTATTTTTTATCTTTTTGAAAAGTTAAATCATCTGTTAAGCAATAACCCATTCCATTGATTATTTGTTGTATTTCTTCTTTTTTGTAAGTATTCTTAATTTCTTCTGAATACTTAATTTCAAGATTACTTAAATCAACATTATCTACTTTATTAGCTAATTCCTTTAGTAATTCAGCATAATTAACATCAACGGTATTATTTAAATTATTATATAAATCATTTAATTCTTTTGTTTTCTGGTCCACTAACTTTGATAAATTTTCAATATTATTATTAGCTTGATCTGTTAAATCAATTATGTTACTAACAGTTGTATTTATTCCATCTGTTGCTAATTCTATTTCAGCAATTTTTGAATCATATTCTTCAACATCTTGCGATAATAATATTATTTTTCCATTTACTTCATCAAGAACTGCTTGAATCCTTTTCATTTGTTTTTTTGAAGACAATTTTTGAACTGGTAAAGAACTATTAGCTTTATTTAAAATTGTTTTATAAGTTCCATAAAACCCATTTCCAAATTCCCAGCTCATTTGTGCAAAAGTTTTAATATTTCCTAGTTTAATAATATCTCCTGTATCAATAGCTGGATCACCCCATAATTTGATTTCTAATGTTTGGTAACTGATTCCATTTAATACATTGTATATATTTTGCACTTCTTCTTCTGTACATGTAAATAAACTATCTTGCGACAATTGAACTACTTCTCCAGTTTCGTTTCCATATTCATAATCACTTACTGCATTTTGATACCTTACACCTGTTATCGTTTTTAAATCATTTGTTGTATAATCTCCTGCTATATCTTCTGGTAAATCGTATTCATCAACTTCATCAAATCTTTTTAATATTAATTTATTATCTCTGGTAATTTTTGCAAAACTGCCCGCTCTTTCAGCAATTAGTGATATATATGTTTTAGCAGAGAATGAATTATCATAACTATTAACTATTATGTCTCCATTTAAGATACTTTCGTTTGCTAATTCAACATTAAATTCATCACATATTGCTTTCAATAATTCATATCGTGTACATGGAACTAATGAACTAGCATCAAATAGAGCATCAAATTTGCTCATATAATCATATAGTTTAAATTTTGTATAATCTCCTGAACTACTATCTTTTTCTTTTACTATATAATTACCAAATGGAATTATTTCTTCTCCATCATCTAACTCTAATGTGAAATTTACTTTAAATTCATCAATTGTTTCAAAGTCATCAAATATTTCATTACTTAAAACAATTTCAAATGAACTTATAATTGTACTACCTAACGAAAAAGAATCTCCCTCAAAAATGCTATCATCATATTTCATACTCTTAACATAATCTCTATTAATTTTTTCATTACCAATATAAAAATCTAAATATTGAGATGAATTTTCATCGTAAATCTTATTTTTATATTTTGTACTTGTTATATATGCCATTATTGCCCACTCACTTTCTTTTTTTGAGAACATGTGAATGATAACTTCCATCGTGTAGCTTGGCTTTGCTCTACTGAATCAGTTGAAATCATATCTAAACTTCGTTTAGCACACCTGAAATCAGCAGTAAGTGTTTTACCACCTAATATAGGACATTTTATTTCTAATTTCATTGGATTTTCCCATGTTAAAGCCATCAAGTGCTCTGCTTCTTCTTCTGTTAAATAATCCCATGAAAAAGAGCACTTTACCATGCCCTTTGCTAATGTCTTATCAATTAAATTTGCTGATGAAGTGGATCTATAACTATCTATATCTATATCATCGGCATTTATTTTAAAAGAAGAGGGAGACTTTTGAGTTTCTCCCTTACATTTCCATACCATATTACACCTCCTTTATAACTGATACACCATTTCTTTCACTTTTATCATTGATGTAATCAATGGTATCATCGTAAAAGTTTTTACCTGCAACATCTATCTTCAATGTATCAAATCTCGTTCCACCTAATTCATAATCATCTAAAACATCTTTAAATGATTCTTTCATTAGGCTTACTGGGGATGTTATTTCTGGGTTACTTCTTGCATTTGCATATTCTCCAAATATTGCTTTTGTTGGTTTAGTTGCAACATTTCCTTTAGCAAGTCTTGGTAATGAAATATCAGGTATCTTTGTAAAACTAAAACTTTCAATACCAACTGCTTTAAGAATTGCATTTCCAACTTTTCTAAGTGGAGTTAATATTGCATTCAATCCTTTTATTACAAGATTAACCATTTTTTCCATACCCCAAATAATAGAGTTTATAACACCTTTAATTACACCCCATATAGAATCCCATACTGCTTTAGTAGCACTTTTTATTGAATTCCATACTCCAGAAGTAATCTTTTTAATTCCATTCCATGCTTTCTTCCAGTCTCCAGTAAATACACCAGAAATGAATTGAGCAATTCCTCTAATAATATCTATAAGCCCGCCAATTAATTTTGCTAAATCTTTTATTATAGGTTCTAAATAATTTTCTATGGCTTTTATTATCTTATCAACAACTGGTTTAACAGCTTTCCATACATCTCCTATGCAAGTAATAATTTCATTTATTGCTGGTAATAGTTTATCTTCTATTACAGGTTTAATATATTTGTCATACATTGTTTTAACCCATTCAGCAAATTGTTTTGCAATTTGAGATATATCCTCAATCACATCAAATATTGTATTTAATGCTTGTTGAAAGCCATCACTAATTACCCAATCTAATAAGGACTTAGTAACATCATCAATAAAATCTAAAACAATATTAATAGTGTCTGCGACATTTTGAAATATTTTCGTTCCTGAGTCTCCCTCAGCCCATGCATTTCCAATAGATTCAAATTTTATTTATATTAGTAAATATATTTATTAAATAACTGAATGTTTTTTGAAGTGTACCATTATTGCATATATCTAAGATGCTCTTATTTATTTTTTCTACTGCTCCAAATAAATTGTTAACAGCATCATAGCTAGACTGAATAAATGTTGTTCCTGCTCCAGCATGATTCCATGCTTCATCAAATGCTGTTGATAATCCTGTTACAAAATCAAATATTTGACTTATGATTATTAACATATTGTTACATAGTTCTTATCCAGTTCCATTTGTCCATACACTTAACCAACTATTTGCAACATCTCCGATTGTTGTTTTGATGCTTTCAAATGATTGTTTTATACTGTCTATAACTTTTGGTCCTGTTGTTTCCCATGCACTTTTCATAGGTTCAAATATAGTACTAAATAAGTCTTTAATCTTCTTTGCAAATTCATCAATAGGTCCTGTATCTATATTTGATGTTGATAGTGATGGTGTAGAATCTCCAACTGAGCCATTATTGCTATGTAATGTATCAATATCATCTATACCAGCTAAAGACTGTGATGCACTTTTCGCTGATTTACTTTGTTTATCAAGAGCTTTTGCATTTGCTCTAGCAACCAAATCAACACCGGATAATGCTTTTACAAAACTTGCTATAACACTAACTAACTTAGTAAATAAATTAACTATATACTCAATTATTGGTGCTAATAAACTTCCTAAAACATTCCAACAGTTTTGGACTGCATTACTTAATGTTTCGTCAAAACTTAAATATGCTTGACTTGCCTTACTTATAGCACTAAATGCAGTTCTTATGCTTAATAAAGATAATGTGAATTTCTTAATAGATTTTATTCCATTAGTAAATCCTTTACCTATATCATTCGCAAATGATTTAAAGCCACTTCCTATATTTTTTCCAGAAGATTTAACTTTTTTAGATTCATTTTTTACTTCTTTTAATTTATCTATTATTCCTTTTAATTTATTTAATGGTGTATTATCAACCATTGTTTTCATATCATTTTTGATTTTATTAAAAGTTCCTGTTGCATAGTTTTTTATGTTTTTAAATTGTCCTGTTATTGGAGATAGTTTACCACCAATTGTTTCTTTTACTGATCCAAAAGCTGATGAAGCACTTGATTTAAAATCGCTAAATTTTTCTTTGACTGTATTTATTGCTTCACTTGCATTATTTTTTAAAGTTAAAAATGCACCTGCACCTTTTTGCAATAATGAATCTCCAAAATCACCATTTAAATTTTGCTCCACCATTTGTTTGAATTCAGCTATAACTGGAAATGTTTGACCAATATCACTAGCAAGTAATTTAAATGAATCACCATATGACATTACTTCATAAGGATTAAGCCCTAAGCTTTCACTTATTCCTGCTTCATCTCTTATTTTTTTCATTTCTTCATGTGCTTCTTTTAAAGCATTTCTAATCTTATCTATGTTTGATACTGATTCTTTATCTGCTACAAGTGGCTCACTGCTACTTGATGCTGTGTTGTTTTGTAATGGTTTATTGATATTATTGATTGGTGTATCCTGTACAGGATTTTCAAGTATAGTTGGAATTTCAATTGGATTTTCATCATATATATGTTGTATTTCCTCTATATCACTTACTATTTTTCCAGATTCATAATCCATATCATATTTAATCGTTTTGCCACCACTGACTTCAGTAACTTTTACAACTCTACTATTAAAATCATTTGCGATTTCCATCAAGTTTTCTAATTCTTTTTTATACTCTTTTAGCTTGTCTTGTTGGAAGAGACTTATTTCTTTTTGCTTTGAAAACCAACCAATTACTGATTTAAGTTCAATTATTCTATCTCTAACTTTAGTTATTTCAGGAGACATGGATTTAAATGTTTCTCCAAAATTTGTTGATTCAAATCCTTTATTCATTTCTTTAGAAATATCTTTTGCATAACCAGATGCTTCTTTTTTGAAACTCTTTATTTCTTTTCTTGCTTGTTCAACCTGTGTTTTAATAATTATTTCTAATTCTTGAATAACTTGATTATCCATAATTCCCTCCTATTTCATACTTCTTAAAATTCTTATTTGTTCTTCAATAGTTTGACCTTTTGAGGGATTTAATTCTTCTTTGAATAATTCTTTAAATGTATTTCTCACTAAACTTACATTTCTAGGATGTCTAGTAGCTAATACACCTAATAGTTTTTCGCCTAATGCATCAAATAATATAATTTCTTTTTTATATTCTTCTTCTCTTTGCAAAGAGTTGGAATTTACAAATGTAAAAATTTCTCTATATGTACTATTCCAAAATTCATAAGGTTTCATTCCAAATTTATATGCATAAGGTTCTATATCATAGATTAGATCTATATAATCTAACCTTTGTATCCCTTGAACTCTTCTTCTGCCATTTGATCCATAAACTTTTGAGCTGAGTTGTTCATTAATTCCTGAATATTGATTATAGGGATTGGATTCTTGATTCTTGAGTTTAGTTCCTCCTCTGTCATCTTTTCCTTGAAAAAACCCATTTCATTTGTAACTCCTATTACAACTTTATATAATTCCTTATAATCTTGTTTATTTTCTCTCATCCATTCATCTATGAAATCATAAGCAGTATTTAGTGATGAAAAAACTGAAGATCCATCTTCGTTTTCTGCAAATGCTTTAAGTAGCTCTGCTAATACTTTTAAATCTCCATTATTTAATCCATTAAAAATTAAATCATTTAAGTTTTTTGTTTTTAACCTTTCTGTTAAGTCAACTACCTTTCTTGTTCTTGGAACAAGTTTGAATTCTTTTTCTTTATTAATTAATGTAATCATATTATTTTCTCCTTTTCATTTTTACTTTATTAAAAAAAATAGGAAACCCTATGCTCCTGGCTCAGCAGAAGTAGGGAATCCTTTAGTTTCATTTACAGCTGAACTTCTATAAATAGTTAAATTCTCTTTTAATAGATCATCTATTGCTATTGTATCTAGTCCTAAATCACATGCACCTGTAAAATTAAATACAATAGGTTTATCAGTAGTTTGAGCTGTTGATTCTGGTAATTTAATAAACCAGTAGTACTCTTTATCACTATCAGCAAGAGTTTTTAATGTATCATGTTGCTTTTCAGTAAATAAAAGTGGGATTGTTAATGTCTCAGCTTTTCTACTACCTTTTGCTTGTTGTTCCTCATCTAAATCAAGAGCATTGTATGTAATTGCTTCTTTTGCTGATTTAAGTGGTGGTATTTCTTGAACATAAGCTACTTGTGTTCTATCTCCTGCTAAAGATTCTGAATACCATAATGTACTTAGTGTACTTACTTTTGGAGTTTCTCCATTTTTCATAATTTTATCATTCCTTTCCTTTTTAAATTAAAAAGCACTTTCGTGCTTAAATTACTCTTTCAAATGAATTTGTTATACCATTATAATTTACTTCGTATCTTCCACCATATCTATGTTTCTTAGTTATTTCATCATATAAATCTATTGGTGTTCCTTTTAAAGCAAAGTTCATACTTCTTAACAATATATTACATTTTTGAAATAATACCATTGCTTCATATTTAGAATTAGTCCACCATTCAATAGTGATTGAAAATCTTTTATATATAGGAAAATTATCTTCTGTTCTTTTTATAGTTTCCATAGGATTACTTACAACTCCACATGGGAACTCTTCTGATACATCTGGATTACTTAAGATGATATTATCATTTAAAGTTTCAACTTTACTAATAACAAATTTTGTGAAATTCTCAATATCTAACTCATACATAATTAACTTCCTATCCTTTTTGCTATTTCTCTTGCCAATATATTTATTGCCTCACTTTCTAAATTAAAAGCTGTTGGTCTCATAAATGGATATGGCTGTGTAGCAAACATAACATAATATAATTCCCCATTGATATTAATTAATCTTTGAGGACTAAATTCTCTTCCTTTAGCATCTGCTACTGATTTTGGTAAATACCAAATCTTCATACCACTTTCAATAAACTTTTTTGTTTTACCTATATGTGGTAGTGTTCCATCAGCTTTGATACCAGTTCCATACTCTAAAAATGGTGCATAATCAAAATTGGTATATAATCTACCAGTTGTTCCTTTTACATCACTTTTTATCTCATATGGTATAAGGCTTGTATCTTTATTACCTTTTTTATTTTTCAGTGCATATTCTTGTGCATATTGCATCACTACTTCCATCGCTTCTGGTAAAGATTTATTTATTTTATCTATTATATTTTTTTTGCTATCTTTTACTTTGACAGAACAATTAAACATATTTATTCTCCATGATAAATTTCACATGTTATCGTTGTTGTATTTCCTACTTTAGGATTAGATATAACTCTATATTTTGGTGGTTCTTCTGTGTATTTATCTTTAATATTTAACTCATACAAAGAAATACCATCATTTTTTTCTATATCAATATCGTAATCACTTCTTATTTTCAACCTATCGTAATCAATAATACCTGCTGAATTTGTATCTAATTCATTAATATCTTGTTGTACATTTAATTTATATTTGCTTTTATATTGCCATTTAATAGTAGTTTCTCCATATTCTTTAATTGGAACTTGTGAATATACATACACTATTGATAGGTTCTTTAATTTCATTAAAAATCGCCTTTTCTAATAGCTAGTACATCTTTTTTTAGTTTATCTTCAATATCAATATATGAAGATGAGAGCCCTCCCTCATTGTTTGAAGTTGAGCCCTCATTTCCTCTTCTTAGATATGCTGATTTTACAGCAGTATATACATAAGGTATTAACAATTTATCATTTATATTTCTATTTGAGGTATTTGATGCTATTTGTAAGTAATGTTTATACATTTCTTCTATAACATCATCTTCTTTATCATGGTAATTGACATCTAAATCTTTTTTTATCATATCAATTATTTCCATATTCCACCTCCATTATTCTTCTATATTTTGTTCTGAATTAGTATCTTTTTCTATACTATTTTCTTTTTTATCTTTTTTCTTGTTTCCTTTTGTTTTTGGCTTAATATCTTTTTCTTTTCCATTAAGTTCAACATAATTAGGATCTTTTGAAAAAAGATTTATTAAAGTTGGTGTAGTTACTGTGTAAATAACACCAGTTTCAATATTTTTATAATTTTTCATTATTTTCTCCTTTGCTTCTTTATAATTAGTTGCCTGTTCCAGTTCCTTGTTCACCACCAGTTTCGTTTTGATCTGGTGTTGTTGATTCTGTTGGCTTAGATGCTTTAGTTTTTGATACATAAATGCAATCTTTCTTATTATTTCTTACGAATGCAGTGTAATATACACGACCCTCAACAAGAGAACCACTTACACCTGGAGCATCAGTATGAATTTTATATTCTGCAAGTTTTAATGCGAATGTTGTTGCTATTGGATGAGCTAGAATATAGTTAACACCTGTTCCTAATAAACTTTGTTTAACTTTTTGAATTGTAGTTCCGTCCATTTCGCCAACAACACCTTTAGTTCTCATTTCTTGACCTGCATCAGTATCAAGAACTGCCTTTTCATCTGCTTTAAGATGTTTATATGTCATTGGTGCTAAAACAGCAATTCTTCCTTGTTCCGGTACACTTGCTTCATCTTGTACAGCATTTGCTGTTGCTAATGAATCATAAGTGTTAGAATCTGTTAAATCTTCATACACTGTTGCACCTGCTTTAGATGCCATCTTTCCATATACATAAGAATCAACTTCAGGAATAACTACTTCATTTAATTGTCTAGCAAGAGCTGTACCAGCATTTAATGCCCCTAGTGTTTCATCTTCATCTGCTGAATCAATTACAAATGTGAAACTTCTATCTTTTTCCATTTGTTCTTCTTGAATATCAGTTGATAAATCTTTTGGAGTACCATATCTTGCTGTTCCATCTGTATTTCTACCATAATCATTCATTTTAGCTGTGCCTACTGAATAAATAGCTATTGACTTTGCACCAACAAAATCATAATCACTATTAACTACTATTGAACTTTTGCTCTCAGTTGTTAAAGCTTCATCAACAACTGGACTATATTTTTTTGCTAAATTTATAGCCATATTATCACTCTCCTCTTTTATTTTTTAGAATTTAATTTTTTATAATAATCTTTGAATCCTTTTAGATAAGGATCTTCTGTTTCTTTTTTTCCATCTACTGCTTTAGGTGGATTTTGTTTTAGTCTCTCATTTAGAGAAACTTCCAAGTCTTTTATTCTTACACCAGACATTTTGTCAATTTTTTCTTTAACACTATCAGCACTTTCAGTTTTAAAATCTAAAAAATCTATGTAATCAATAGGTAATCCTTTATCTTTTGCATAGTTTTTTGCTGTTTCTTTAAGTGTTAGTTCATTGACCTGACTTGTTAATTCCTGATTTCTTTTCTTTGCTTGTTCAAGTTCATAGTTAAGTTTTTGTTCAGTATCCATTTTTGCTAATTTTTCAGCTTCTGATTTCTCAGTTTGGAACTCTTTCTCCAATTCTTTTCTCAACTTATTTCTTTCAGCATTAAGCATCTTGTTAACTTCATCTCTTGAATAAGTTTTTTCCTTTTTCTCTTCTTTTGAATTGTCATCTTGTACTTTTTGTTCTGTTTCGGTAGAACCATCCATACTTGCATCACTTTCTTCAGCAAATAACTGAATATTTAATGCCATTTTTTTTTGATTATTTTTCATAATCTCTCCTTTCAATTTAGGTTTTCAAAACCAAACTTTTTTTGATTAATTAGGTTAATCATTCCAAAGAAAAAGACACATTGCTGTGTCCTCTAGTGCTTCATAGCACTGTACCAGTAATACAGTGGAGAAAACATAAAAAAGCCCCTATATTACCAGTACACTACCATAAAGTAGTGTTTATTTTTCTATTTGATATGTTATTGTACTTCTGCACCAATGAAAGTGATTATTTATTGGTGGAAGATTTTCTCCTTGTACCATTCCATAAGTATGGTATATAACATTCTTTTTATCTGCATCACTATATCTTGAATATGTATTCCAATCATTGATACTAAATATTTGATTATTAAGTGTTGAACACATCTTAGTTGTTTTATTATCCATTTCAGCAACAAATTTACATTTAATAATGTCATTTTGTTTTCCTGCTTCTAAATATGCTAAATTAACTAAACTTTCAATTATATTAGTTAGACTTCCACTTACTTTATCATCACTAAAATTGATGTATCTATTTCTTTGTTTATTTAACAATTCTATAAATATAGGATTGTCTATATTTAATTCTTTTTTTAATTGTATTAACAATAGTATTTTTTTAAGCATTTCATCAGAATGTGTAATAACTAAAGAATCTATATATGCTTCTGCTGTTGCATTAAATAAAGGAATATTGAGTAAATTATAAAGAATAGGTAATTTAAAAGACACATACTTTTTCTTTTTATGTGTCTTCTTAATATCATCTAATCCCTGATTATAACTTTCTTTTACAGAATTTAAATATAATTTATCTCTTGATTGTTTAAGTCTTGATTTTTCTTTTTCATATATTCCCATTACTATTATCTCTAGCATCTCTAAATATGTGATGTTCTTTCTTTTTAATAGTTGTTGACACTTGAAAGCAAAATAACTACCTATTGCTTCAATCATTAATAAATCTTCTATAAATCTATCAACTTTTTTCTTTTCAGCATTTGAAATAGGTTTGTTAATATCTTTATAATCTATTTTTATACTATTAAATAAATCTTGTAATTCATCTCTTGTTTTTTTATTAGTATTATTATAATCTTTTAAATAATCTAATAAATATTCTCCCATCTCTTTTTGAGTGTTTCTTGATTCATTTAAAACACCTACTTTTCTTTCTCTTGTTCTTCTTTCTTATTATCTTCTTGTTCTTTATTCTTTTCAGCTTCTTTGACTAACTCATCACTTGTCTTTGATGTTTCTATTTCTTCTTTTCCTGTTTGTTCTTGAAGTGTAGTTTCTCCAATATCTGCTCCTGAACTTTGCAACATTTGCATTCTTTCAATATTAGCTATCATATTATCTTCTGCCTCTGAATCTTTTTTATTTTTTTCATCTAAATAATTGTATCCTAGTTTTTCTATAATAGTTTGTTCTGAAAGAATACCTTGTAATTTAAGTGAACTATCTATCTTCTCATCATCATTGGCTGGTAGATTCTTTGGAAGTTCAATATCAATATCTCTAAAATCATATGAAGTTAATTTCTTAATATTTATTCTATTAAATATTAGTTCCCATCTTCTTTTATATGCTTTCTTTAATTCACTTATAACAGATGATGTAATCATATTCATAATATAGAACTTTCTATCAATTGCACTTGCATTTAAATCAGCACTATTAAATGCTAAATCATTTGTGTTAGGAATACCTGCTAATTGAAACATTAGATTTAAGTATGTTTTTAATATCTCTATTGCTCCAGCTGAATCAAGAGGTTTAGTTATCCATCCAACATCACCATTTTCTTGAACATATAATGTTTTTGCTTTAAGAATATATTCATCTTCAATTTTTCTTGCTGGATTCTCTTTTTTTACTTCTTTTTCTTCTCCTGTTTCTGCATCTTTTTCAAAATCACTTATAACTAATGAGTTTTCAGGTCTATAACCAACAAATTTTAATTTACAATCAGTATCATTATATTGAAAAGTATTTCTTATATTTTGAACTAATTGTTCAAATGCTATTATTACATCTTCACATGGCTCAAATATAGCAAAATCTGTTTCAACTGCTATTGCTGGTACATCGCCCCATTCATGATTTTGATTGTCATCTTCTTTTACTTCTTTATAATTATCAGTACATGAATAAGTATGTGTTCCATATTTATCTGTTATCTCACATTTTTCTATTGTTTTATCATTAATATCTTTTTCATTCCATACTCTTACCAATGCTATTAAATTTGCTGGTATATTATAATCCCATAGTGCAACAGTTGTTAATGGGCTATAATTAGCATATACAATTTCATTAAATTCATTTTCATAAAGAACTTCATAAGCTCCAGTCATTTCTAATAAATCATGTACCAAATTATAATGCTCTGTTTCATCATCATTATATCCAACTATATGGTCTATTAGTATTTCCATTTCTTTTTTATACTTATCATCTTTTTCTTCTTTATCTAAAATCTCTTTTAAAATCTTCTTTTGATCATCATCAATTGGAATTGTAACAGAATATACTGGCTTACCACTTAAATATCCAGCTGATATATCAGTTAAGAACTTTTCAAATGTTAAAACTGTCTTGCTATTCTTTCCAGAAAACATTAATTTACTATCATCTGCTTTTCTTGAATAAATCTCGTGTAATTTTCTTCTCTTTTCTAAAATTGGATTTACTTTCTTTAATAACTTAGGAATTGTTACTTTAATATCTCCATCTGTAATACTTTTTATATCACTTATTCTCAACATCTTTTAACACCTCGCTTATATCAAATTTTTCTTTTTTATCAATAACTATTGGCTTTCCATTTGCTATTGATTTAGCTTTCTTTATTGTGTTTTCTATTGTTTCTTTTTTTATGTTGATATAAAATTTATATCTTTGTGATGCATCCAACCATAAATCCCCCATCACACCAACAATAATAGGTACTGTTTCATCAGTTGAATGATTATCAAATATAATTAATTCTTCATCATCCATTAATGGTAATAAGCTATTTAATACATCTTTTATATAACTCTCACAGTTATCTGTAACTACTATATATGTTTTCATTTATAACATCCTCCTATTTGATAATTCCCATTTTTTTCCTATTGCCATATCACTTTCTCTTGAGTATCTAGTCATATCTATTGTGTGATTGTTTTTATCTGGGAACTTACTTATAAAATTTCCATATCTATCTTTTTCATATTCATATGATTTAAATTCTCTTGCTGTATTTGGACATCTTACTGGATCAATAACTATTTGATTTAAATCTTGTAACCACTTGATTCCATATTCAATGCTATCCGGTCCTTTTTTTGCCCCAAATACTCTTAATGTTCCATATGAATTTAATTCATCAATACTTTTAGGTTCAGCACTATCTGCTGTTATTATTGAATTACCTATTTTTCTTTTAACAATTAATTCCCATAATTTCCTATTTGATAAATTAATCCCATATATTTCATTAAAAATAAAAAGACACTTTCGTGTCTTATCTAAATAATTTTGACCATATACTGCTGGGTCAACTGCAAATCCAAAATCAATTCCATCTGCTATATTATCAAAATGCTTGATTTCTTCATCACTTATTTCTTTTAATACTATATTTGTGAATACTGCTCCACCTGTTCCTGTTGCTTCGCCTAAATATTCATTCCTATATGCTAGTGGATTAGTTTTCTTTAATGTTTCAGCTTCAATTATGAATTGTTCTCCTAACCACTCAACTGGTACATCTAAGTATGTACTTGTATGTACTAATCTATCTTCTCTTGGAACTAATACTTCAGTATTAACCCATGAATCTAACATCTTTGGTGGATTGTATGAATAAAATACTTCATAATTACTTCCACCTCTTAGTAAAGATTGATTAATACTTCTTATTTCTTCCATTCCAAAGAACTCATCTAATTCTTCATACCATATATATTTACAAAATCCTTTCTTAAATTTAATTGATTTTATTTTTCTATGATCTTCTTTATTGTTAGCACTTCTAAATCTTATTTCTTGCCCAGTAGGTAAATATATTAACCTTAATGGGCTTGATTGAGCTTTCCAATACTTAGATACTCCTAACTTTTCTATTCCCCATAATAATTGAGTAAATACACTGTCTGCTAGTGTATCACCTACTTTTCTTAATACAACTGCATTTGAGAATATAGGTAAATCTCTTTGCGAATCTATCATCATTTGTAATGGTATCGTTATTCCCATAAAACTTGATTTTAGAGAACCTCTTCCACCTTTTAACCAGTAATGTGTGTGATTAAATGCTAATACATCATCTAACAAATCGTAGAAATGTTTTGCTGTTAGTTCATAAGGGTTGATCATTTATTTATTGGTCTTTCAATGTTAATTACTGGTGGATTAATATTCTCTATCTTATCCGCTGGTTTTTCTCCTAGTGTATCTCTTATTATTTCATATGCTTTTGTGTTTCCTTTGAGTGCTTGCTGTACCATTGAAACATTCATAGCCATTTGTATATTTTCATCTGATTTAGGTATTTTAAATTTAGTGAGTACTTTTTTTATTTTCTCTAAATCTGGATTATCTAATTTAGATGACATTAACAATTCTAATTGCATTTTCATTGTTTTTCTTTGCCTTTTTGCTCTTACACTTGCTTTTCCACCTTTAGAACCAAATTTCACTGCTTGTTCGTGGGTTAATTCAATTGGTTTTAAATTGTCTTCATTAGCCATTTTTTACCTCTTATTTTTCACCTTTATATTTTTTCAACTTTTGTAAATTCGT